CGAGGCAGTCGGCCTTCCCAGGTGCGATGCGAAGTCCTCGACCCGCCATCTGAACGTAGAGGCCCGGCGATAGGGTCGGGCGCATCATGGCGATGAGGTCGACGCCGGGGTGATCGAAGCCCGTCGTGAGCACGTTCGCGTTCGTGAGCGCACGCAGCTCGCCGCGCTTGAAGGCGTCGATGATGCGCTCGCGCTCCTTCTTCGGCGTGTCGCCGGTCACGCAGTCGGCGGCGATGCCCTCTTCGCGCAGCACCTCGCACACGTCGCGCGCGTGGTCGACGCCGCAGCAGAAGAAGAGCCACGACTTGCGCGAGCCTGCGAGGGCGATGGTCTCGCGTACCGTGCGCTCGTTCTGGTCGCGCGTGTTGACGGCCTTCTGAAGCTCGCTCTCGATGAACTCTCCGCCGCGCGTGTGCACGCCCTCGGTGTCGAGCGCGGCCTCGGTCCACTTCGAGCGCAGCTTCGAAAGGTAGCCGAGCTGCACGAGCTCCTCGATCGACACGGGCTCGATGAGGTCGTCGAAGAGCGCGTCGCCGTCGGTGATGAGCCCGTGCCCGAGCCGGTACGGCGTCGCGGTGAGGCCGACGACGCGAAGCGCGGGGTTCACGCGCTCGAGGTCGGCGAGGAACGTGCGGTAGCCGCCCTCGTCCTTGTGCGAGACGAGGTGCGCCTCGTCGATGATGACGAGATCGACGTGCCCCACGTCGGCGGCGCGCTTCCGAATCGACTGGATGCCCGCGAAGGTGATCGGCTCGCCGAGCTCCTTGCGGCCGACGGACGCCGAGTAGATGCCCATCGGGGCACCGGGCCAGTGCGCGCGCAGCTTCGCGGCGTTCTGCTCGATGAGCTCCTTGACGTGCGTGAGCATGAGCACGCGCGTCTCGGGCCACTGCGTGAGCGCGTCTTCACAGAGCGCGGCGACGATGTGGCTCTTGCCTGCGCCGGTCGGGAGGACGAGGCACGGGTTCCCGGTGTTGCCCGCGCGAAACCAGTCGTAGAGCTGGTCGATCGCGCGTTGCTGGTAGGGGCGGAGGTTCACGCCTTCCCCGCTTCCACGTCGCCGATAAGGCAGACGAGCCCCTGAAGCGCCGCGACGGGGTCGAGCGCGAACCACGAGAGATGCGGATGGCCTTCGCACGTCGCGATCCATCCGCCGTCTTCGGCAGAGAAGAACACGGAGAAGCGCTTCATCCGACGACCTTCCCGCCGAACTTGGTGCGGAGCGCGACCAGGGTCGGATCCACGCACGCCTTCGGGTTCGCGATGAGCTCCGTTGAGGCGAAGCCGCGCACCTCGACGCCGTCGATGACGTGCACCGCGTCGCCCGCGTCGTCGTAGGTGATGGGCCACGGTGCGAGGTGCTCGTGCAGCGCGTGACAGTCGTGCGCCTCGCGCATCCAGTCGGTCGGCATCGCGTTTCCGCCGTGGCGCGCGCACGTCCACGTCGAGTCGGCCTCGGCGGTCGAGTGCGCGCACGTTCGGCAGTTCACCTCGCGCGTCACCTTCGAGCCGTGGCAAAGGTCGTGAGCGCTGCACCACTTGCACTCGAACCATGTCGGGTCCGTGCTGATTGGCGGCGGCATCTCGTCAGCGAGGGCGATGCGCTGCCCGCGCTCGACGAGGCGCTCCGCGCGCACGCGGTCGAGCTCCACGCGCTCGGTGTAGAGGCGGTCGTCGTCCTTGCAGACGGCGACGTAGAGGGCTCGGTCAACGCCCGTCCCGAGCATGTACGCCTGTACCTGCGCGAAGTGCTTCTGGTGCGCCTTCTCGACGCCCTCCTTCTCGAGCGCCTCGAACGACTTCTTCGAGTGCGTCTTGATCTCGAGGACGTGGGCCTTCTTCGGCGCGTCGGGCACGCCCGCGGTGATGATGCCGTCGATGGAACCCGAGACGTGCGAGCCGAAGTCGACGCGCGTCTGCTCGGCGCCGGTCGAGCGCACCTTGCAGCCGATCGCGCGGAGGTCTTCGACGACCTGCGCCTCCTCGTTCTGGCCGCGCCGGAAGACGCGGAGCACGCGCCCGGGAAAGGTCTCGCGCACGGCCCAGCGGAAGGAGAGCCAGAGCTTGCGGTCGCACTTCTCGCCGAGTGTGGACGCGCCCATGTGAGGGCGGAAGCACTCGGCGTGCGATGCGCGCTTGGCTTCGTGCGCTGCGTCGATGAGGGCGGCGATGGTGTGTTGGGGTTCGGGGATCTTCACGGCGTGCCTTTCATTGCGCGCGCCCACTCGGCGCGCTGTTGGTGTTGCTCAGCTAGCACCCGGTGCCACGCGGCACGGATGGCGGCCTCTTCTCCTGCGTTCCGCGCGATGATGGCGAACGAGCGCTTGCCGATGGTCGCGATTGCAAGCTCGCGGGCGGTCATCGCTCCGCCTCGCGCATGATGCGCTTCTCGCACGCGCGGCAGTCGAGCCGCGCGCCGCCCACGTCGTCAATCCAGTCGTCGCCGTGCGGCACGCGGCCGCAGAGGCTCCAATGCGCATCGGCCTCGAACCAATGCGCGCGCGTCACGCGCGAGGCGCCGGGCTTCTGCCATGCGTGCTCGGGCTTGTACTTCCAGCTCATGGCTTCATGGCCTCCAGCGTCACGATGCGCGCCTTCAGTTCGGCGACTTCTTCCTTCGCCAGCTCGCGCGCAGCGGCGCGCAGTAGCTCCAGCACCTTGCCGATCGAAAGCTCCCCGCCGTCGTACTCGGCGAACAGGCTGCGCAGGCCATGGTAGCTGATGCCGTACTCGCGCATCTGCGCGGCGTCGGCCCGTAGCTGCTTCATGTACAGGTCGGTCAGGAGCTTGCGCGTCTCCCGGTGCGCGTCGTACTCGTCGACGAACCGTTGCTCGGCAACCGCGATGCGGTGCGCCCACTCGGTCTCGCCGATGGTGTAGCTCGCGCGGTTTGCGCGCGCCTCCAGCTCCGCAACGCGAGCGCGCAGCGTGTCGACGTTCTCGCGCTCCTCCGCAAGCATGTGTTCGAGCATGTCGATGTACGCGAGGAGCGTCTCCACGTCGAGGACGGCGCCAGGCGGCGCGAGCGTGTCTTCGCCGAAGTAGCGCGCTCGGATGGCGTCGAGGTCAGGTTTCATCGTCGCTCTCCTCGCCCGCTTCCGCGAGCTTCCGCAGGTCTGCGCGCATGTCCGCCGCGAGCGCCCGCAGGAACCGCTGCGCGTGCTCGTAGGGCAAATGGAAGGACGCGGCCTCCTTGTCGTCGAGCGTGACCACGACGCGGAACGAACGGCGGTCGCGGTGGTCTTCGTGCCCTGCCTCGAACGTGATGCTGACGGAGCATCCTGCGTCGTTGTGGTTGCGCGCGTCGTTGTCAACGATGGTTGGTGTCATGGTGAAGTAGCCGCTCATTTGTCGGCCTCCAGTTTTTGGCCCATGCGGTTGACGAGTTCCATGAGCCCGTCCACGCCGGACGGGGAGACGGTGATAGCCTCAATGGTGGCAAGTTCGCGGTGGGCGTCGGCGAGTAGGACGCGCATCTCGGCGCACTCGTCCTCCGCCATCGCCCGCGCAGCGGCGCGAATCAGGTCCATGAGCTTTCCGAAGGAGATCTCCCCGTCGTCGTGCTCGCGGAGCACCTTGCGCACGCCCTCATAGCTCAGTCCGTAACCGCGCATTTGCTCTACGTCGGCGGCGCGCAGCTCGGCGAACTTACGCGAGCCAAAGATGCGCGTGCGCTCGCACTCCGCCTCCAGCTCCCGCACGCGGGCGATGAGCGCGGGCACGTCGGTGCGGGCGGCGGCGATGAAGGCGGCGTTCAGCGCGTCGAATTGAGCGTGCCCGATTCTGGCGATCTGCATCGAGCACGTCTGAGAGTCTGGGGCTTGGCCCCACACCTCAGAGCATACCTGATGCTTGTCTCTCCACGGCCCCGGCGTCGCCGCGTTCGCGCGGCGCTCGATTTCGTCGAGGTCGATCATGGCTTTTCCTTCTTCCATCGTTCAACCTTCACGATGCGCGGCTTGCACGACGGCGCTTCGCTCAGGCATCGCTGGTGGTATTCGATAAACGCCGCGTGCCGTTCATCGAATCGAATACGCTCGCAGCCGGTGTAACCGCGCAGCACGCGCACTTCCCAATAGGTTTCCGAGTGACGCATCATGGCTCCTCCGGGATCGGCATTTCTTCGAGAACATCCGGTAGAGCCTCCCAATCAATTTCAGGTGCTCGTGCCCATGCGATGCACGCCTCGCGCATGGCCTCCGCGCCGCGGCGGTAGGCGTTGGATACGGCGTCGATGTCATCGGCCCACAAGCGCGCGGACAGCTTCAGCCGCTCCACCTCGGCGCGCGCTCCGCTGTACGCCTCCCGCGTCGCGCGAAGCTCCGCGTCCTGGTTGGCCACGCGGACGAGAAGCTCGTCGCGCTCGTCGGTGAGGGCTTCGATCTCGCGCTTCGCTTCGAGCCGCACGCGCGTCGTCTCGTTCGTGGCGTCGGCAAGTTGGTGCATGAGGCGCTCCACCTCGGCGCGGTTGGCTTCGTCTGCTCCGCACACGCACGTGACGTTGTACGCGGATTGTTTGCGACAATCGCGAGTGTGCTTACCAGCTCGCAACCGCGCCACCTCAGCGCGCGCTTCATGCAGCTCACGCGACAAGCGCAGCGTCACCATGGCGCTTTCGTCATCAGCTTTACGCAACCGCTCCACCTCGGCGCGCGCTTCGTCGCGCTCGCGCATGAGCTGGTCCGCCTGCTCGGCAAAGCGCCCGCTGCGTGCGGCGTAGTCGGCGCAGTCGGGGCACTCCGAGTGCTTCGCGGCGAGCTGCTCGCGCAGCCGGTCGCGCTCCTCATTCGCCCACTGTAGCGCCGTACGCAAGTCGCCGCGACGCGCGTTCGCTTCGGCGAGCTCCTCCCGCGCCTCCTCCCGCCCGCGGCGGTAGAGCTCGAGGGCGACGCCCTCCATCTGCTTCAGCGCGTCTTCGATCGCGCGCTGCATCTGTTCACGACTGAACATCGTCTCCTCCTCCGTAGCAAAGCAGGC